AATGACAAAGCGTAAATTACCTTTTGATTGCAGAGTGATAGATACAAAACCTGTTGAAGTAGCCAATAGATTTACTGGTGAAAAAATAACAATACCTGCTGATGCTGTTGCAGTTTACGATAGCATTATGGGTGCTGAACTTTTTAATGACTACGCTACTATGCGCAAAGGTTTGGATTGGTTTATTAAACACGAGCCTGATGCGTATATGGTATTGCTTGATTGAACGTGATAAAGAAACCTAATCCAGTTAAGAAAAATATGGACAAGTTCCATAAACCTAAGACACACAGAGATAAAACTAAATACACTAGAAAAGGAAAGGAGAATAGATATGCATTGGACAGAAAGAAAAGAGCCACAAGCAACATTGAAAAATGATGCTACTTACAAAGAAGTAAAACAATATTTACAAGACTTAAAAGATGAAGGGCATGGTTGGCTATCAGCAGAAATGAGAAAGCGTATCAAGTGGGATATTGGTATAACTAATTTAACAAAGAAAGAGTTAAAAAGATTATGAATAAAAAGAGGAGGTGTAGATGAAAGTAACTATTGAAGATATGAAAGAAGCCATAGTTGAAAACGAAATGGAATATGTTAGAGAAATAGTTTTTAAAAATAGATGGGACGAACTATTTGATTATGTTTATGCTCATTTTTTTGATAGTCGTCTTCAATCTTATAGAAGTTTTAAACACATAGACGATAAAGATATTATAGAACTTTATACTGATATGTATGGAGATATAGATGAATGAAATAGAAAAGATAGATTACATCTACGGAGCAATTAAAGGAACGCTATGGGCTATTGAGAATGATGTAAACGAAATGCCAATAGCAGAACTTGAGAACGCTATGGAGTTACTTAAAGACTTGAGAGAGCCACTATTCCAAGAATTGAAAAAAGATATCGAAGGTTGGGATAGCATGGCCAGAGCTTTGAAAAAATGAAATGCCATAACTGTTCAAAAGAATAAGGAAAACAGATGCCGACAAAATTAAAACCCAGTAGCAAAAGCTATGATAGACAAACTAATAAGACTACGATTAAACATTACTATATTAAAGGAGTATCTAAAGATGAACTGATAGAACTTTATAACCAAGAAAGAACTAAACCTAAACTTAAAACTAAAATACTAAATGAACTTACTAGAAGGAGTAAAATAAAATGAAGAAGAAAAGAACAGACAGATATGTAATGACTGTACATAAAGGAGATACGTTACAGGAATATAAACTTGAAGGAGTTAGAAACGCTGTTAAGTTTATTAATAAATATCTTAGCAAGAAACTTTATGTAAAACTGCACGGAAGATTTGGAGAAAAGAATCCTCATCTACATAAGTACACAAGCCAAAACGGACATATAAACTGGCGCGACTGTAGACTCGAAGATGCAGTTAGATATGATGTATATATTTATGAGAGATAAAGACAATCTAATAAAAGCTTTACCTTTATGTATTTGGTTAGTCTTGGTTTTAGGGATTGTAATATGGGGGATTTGACATCCCTCTATTACTTCTTTAAAATCCCTATAGAGATCTGGAGAATATAATTGAACGCAAAGAAAATTAAAGCATTAAGAAAGAGAATAAAGCCACTACAAGTAGAATGGCTAAAGACTCTGTTAAACGAAGAAGAGGCAGCACAGGTCTCTATAGATAACATAGATCAATTAGCACCTACTCAGGATTATTATATGGCTAATCGAACTATGTATTTATCTTTTATGACTCCCAAATGGATTATGAAATACTTAAAAAAGTATCCTCATATAACTTCTTTTGCTGAACTAAGTCAGCACTATGAAGATTGGAGAGTAAAAAATAAAGGGAAGTTAAACTGGAACATTTAACAAAGGAGGTAGTATGAAAAATCATTTTTTGTCAGTAATGGTAACACTTATAATTGTAGGGTTTGGAGCAAATCTTTTTAGCAATCACATTCTAAATAGACTTGATAGTAACGAAACAGCTATCCGTTATTCTAATGCAATGTTGAGCGACATTGAGAAATCTATACAGGAAATTAAAGTTAGAGCAGCAGAAACAATTTCAAGCAATGAGCTACGGAACGCTTACATATCTATTGAAGATAACAAACGCTTTTTTGAATATGAAGTTAAGATGTCTCGAAAAAGTATCGAAGAGTTTATCTCAAAGTTGAACGTAGATATGGAACAACTGAACGATATGGTAAATAAAAATAATTCTAACAATCAAATATTAGAAGATAAATTAAACTATGTCTTACAGGAAATAGAACTTCTACAATTACAAGAAATAGAAGAACCAGTAGTAGCTCCAGAATCTTTAGATACTATTAGAGGTAACTCAACTACTATAGAATCCTACAGAGAAGAGAGTTGTGCTTTTGAATTAAAGTCAGGCTCACAAAATAAAACTAAAGTTATACAGAAAGCAGTAGATAAAACTAGACGCAGAGGTACATACAATCTTCTTGTTTTATTTAATGTAAATAAAGAAGGAACAGCAGAAGTCTTTAATATCAATTCAAATAATGCTCCAACTAAATTAGAAAATGCTGTACATTCTTATGTATCTAAGTTAAAATTTGTACCTAAAGATGTATTACAAACTAATTGTGAAATGTCTTTCAATTTAAATGTAACATAAACGAGGTAAAAAAAATGGCAGATAATAATTTTAATCCTGCAAGTGGTGTTGGCGAAGTTACAGGTCGCGCCTATTACGCAAGTGTAACAACACCTAATACTACTTTCGACCACAAGTGGGAAGTTAATCTTGTATTAGATGATGAAACTCTAGATGACTTTGAACAGCGTGGGCATCCTGTAAAAGAAAAAGATTACGGAAGATTTGTAAACTTTAAAAGAAACGTAGATAAGAAAGGCGGTGGACAAAACCCACGACCTGTACTTATCAACGAAGATCGTCAACGTGTAGATACGTTACCTAAAATTGGTAATGGCTCTCTTGTTAAAGTACAGTATGGTGAGTACGCTTGGGAGTATAGCGGTAAGTCTGGTAAAGGAAGAGACTTAAAAGCTATACAGCTATTAGAACTTAAAGAATACATCGAGCCAGATGGATCTGGTATGTATGACGAAGGTGACTTCTAATGACAGAGGAAAATCAAGCATCTATTACTATTGATGGTGTAAAAATAAACGCTGATGAATTATCTGATAATGCTAGACATCTTGTTGTTAGATTACAAAGTTTGCAAAACGATAGAAATATTTTAGCACAGCAAGTACAAGAAAAAGATATACTGCTTACTGCTTATCGTAATGAACTTATTCTAGATTATCAAAAAGATAAAACTGTTGAAGAAAACAAGGAGGAAGCTAAAGAAGAAGAAGTGAAATAAAACAAATAAACCGTTAATACTAGACACTCCATAGCTGTACTCCTTAGACTCTTGTTGTTATGGGGTGTCTAGACTTTCTTAAAATATTGGGGAACAAGAATGAATACAAGATCAGAAAGCAAATTTATAAAACATATTCCGTGCGACTCTTGCGGTAGTAAAGATAACAACAGTTTATATGACGATGGACACACCTATTGTTTTGGATGTAACAAAAGAACATCCCCTAATCAAACAAACTATACACCTCCAGTAAGTACCTTGCCTACAGATAAAAATTCTTTTCTACATTCCTACAAGGGATCATATAATGCTCTCGAAGATAGGAAGATTAGTCTTAAAACAGCTAAAACTTTTGGGGTTTTATCTAGCCCTAACAAACACGTTTACCCTTACTATAATAACAATGAAGTATCTGCTACTAAAACAAGAGAAGTAGATACGAAGAAGTTTTATTCTGGTGGTAACTTTGAAGGCACAGGATTATTTGGAGAACAACTGTATCGAAACACAGGCGGTAAGTACTTAACTATTACCGAAGGTGAATGTGATGCTATGGCCGTACATCAAATGTTTGGCGGTAAGTGGGCAGTAGTATCTCTCAAAAGAGGATGCGCCTCTGCTGTAAAAGATATTAGAGAAAGCATAGAGTTTGTAGAAGCTTATGAGAATGTAGTACTTGCATTTGATAATGATGATGCAGGACAAAAGGCAGCAAGACAAGTAGCCCGAATACTAAAACCAAACAAAACTAAGATTATGTCTTTTCCTACAGGCTTTAAAGATGCTAATGATATGCTCAAGCAAGGTAAGTTTGAAGAGTTTACTAAATCCTGGTGGGAATCTAAAACGTATACACCATCAGGTATCCTTGAGTTATCAAGCAAAAAGAATGATTGGTTACAGCGTGAAGACAAAGAAAGTATTCCTTATCCGTGGGAAGGTTTAAATAAAAAACTATATGGTATGCGCAAAGGAGAGTTAGTTACTCTTACTGGCGGTACTGGTTTAGGTAAGTCAAGCGTCACTAGAGAACTAGAACATTGGCTTATTAAAAACACTACAGATAACGTAGGCATTGTAGCTCTAGAAGAGAACTGGCTTAGAACTGCAGACGGAATAGTATCTATCGAAGCTAACGATAGAATCTATTTATCTGAAAAAAGAGCTAAGTATTCTAATGAACAACTAGAACAAATGTTTGACAATGTTATAGAAGATGGTAGGGTATTTATACACGCTCATCTTGGTGCAACAAACATAGATGAAATCTTTTCTAAGTTACGATACATTATAGTTGGATGTCAATGTGAATGGGTAGTTGTAGATCACTTACATATGTTAGTAAATGTAATGACAGAAGGCGATGAAAGAAGAGGCATTGATAATTTAATGAATCGCTTAAGATCTTTAGTAGAAGAAACAGGGGTAGGTATGATACTTGTTTCACATCTAAGAAGGGCGGCAGGTGAGAAAGGACACGAACAGGGTATTGAAGTATCCCTCTCTCACTTAAAAGGATCACAAGGAATATCACAACTTTCTGATTGTGTAATTGCATTAGAAAGAAACCAACAGGCAGATGATATAGAAGAAGCAAACACAACAAAGGTAAGAGTTTTAAAATCTAGATATACAGGGGATACTGGATTAGCTTGTTGCCTTAAATATAACTCTAATACAGGAAGACTATATGAAACAGACTCTGATTTCTCTCCCCAACAAGATAGCACATTACCGTTTTAAGAAAGTAATATTTGATATAGAAACAGAAGGTCTTGAAGGTAACGTAATACATTGTATCGTTGCTAAAGTTATTGGTGGGGGAACTTACTTGTTCCCTCCTGATAAACTTCAAGAAGGAGCAGACCTTATAGCTAGTGCTGATGTTCTTATTGGACACAATATTATAGGGTTTGATATCCCGGTTCTTAAAAAACATTTTGATATTAACCTTACCAATCACATTGAAGATACGCTTGTTGTTTCTCGATTAGTTAATCCTGTTCTTACTGGTGGCCACAGTTTAGAAAACTGGGGATACATTCTTTATCCTAATGAAGCTGATAAAAGAAAAGCACAACAGCCTGACAGTTGGGAAAACTATACTGAGGAAATGGGAAAGTACTGCATACAAGATGTAGAGTTAAATGCAGATGTCTATTATAAATTACTAGAACAAGTAGAAAACTTTAGCCAAGAATCTGTTGATCTTGAACATGCTGTTGCCAAGATAATGAAGGAGCAAGAGATAGATGGGTTTATGTTAGATGAACAAAAAGCTACCATGCTTGCTGCTAAACTTAATTCTAAAATGGCAGAGATAGAAAAGAAAGTACACGAAACATTTAAACCTAAATGGGTAGATGACAAACTTGTTACACCTAAGTTAAGAAAAGATGGAACGATTTCTAAAGTAGGTTTAACTAATGAAGAGATGCGTAAATGTTTACGCTCTAATAATTTAGAACCTTTTATGAGGCAGAAGTGGGTAACATTTAATCTTGCTAGTCGTAAACAAATCGGTGAATATCTTATAGACTTTGGATGGAAACCTACCAAGTTTACACCTACCGGGCAACCTATTGTAGATGAAACTACATTAGAAAAAGTTAAAGACATACCAGAAGCTACGCTCATTGCAGAGTTTATGATGCTACAAAAAAGAGTAGCACAAGTATCTTCTTGGTTAGAGCTATCTAAAGACGGAAGAGTACATGGGTTTGTTATACCTAACGGAGCTATTACAGGGAGAATGACTCATCGAAGTCCAAACGTAGCCCAGACACCAAGCTCTAACAAACCTTATGGAAAAGAATGTAGAGAATGTTGGACAGTACCAGAAGGATATAAGCTAGTAGGTATAGATGCGTCTGGTCTTGAGCTTAGAGTATTAGCACACTATATGAAAAACGAGGAATACATAAATGAAATTGTCAACGGAGATATACACACAACAAATCAAAACCTTGCTGGACTTGGATCACGAAGTCAGGCAAAAACTTTCATCTACGCACTCATCTACGGAGCAGGAGATGCAAAAATTGGAAGCGTGGTTGGAGGAAACTCTAAAGCAGGTGCAACACTTAGATCTAGTTTTATCCGCAATCTACCCTCGCTTGGAAATCTTACAACTTCTGTTGAAAGAGCGGCACAAACAAGAAAGTACCTTAAAGCATTAGACGGCAGAGTAATACACATAAGAAAAGTTTACTCATCTTTAAATACTTTATTGCAAGGAGGAGGCGCAATCATTATGAAGACTGCACTTGTCTTATTATACAATCAAATAAAAGAATTAAAGTTGAACGCAAAGTTTGTAGCTAATGTACACGATGAATGGCAGATAGAAGTAATCGAAGATCAGGCAGAGACAGTAGGGAAGCTAGGTGTAGAGGCAATTAAAAATACACAGAATGTTTTAAATCTTAATTGTCCTTTAGACGGAGAGTATAAGATAGGAGATAACTGGAGTGAAACACACTAATCAATTAAATCTTTTTGATAAAGAAATAAACCAAGAAGATTACGAAGAAGAGTTTAAAGTATGCTATGATTGTAATAAATCTTTACCTATTTCTTTTTTCCCTTATTCTTGTGCTGCAAAGAAATGGAGAAGAAGAGAATGTAAAACATGTAGAGGTGAATACAGTAATTACTTATCAAAGTTAAAAAGAACACACGCTCTTCCAGAAAAACATAAATGTCCTATTTGTTTAGTAGGGGATGTAAACGAAGTAGGTAAAGAAGTTAAATGGAATTTAGATCACGACCATGTTACAGATAAATTTAGAGATTTTTTGTGCGAGTCGTGTAACAGAGGATTAGGAATGTTTAAAGATAATATAAGTTTATTAGAAAAAGCTATTAACTATTTAAAGGAACATGATGAAACCGAAAGATAACTTTAGTAAATTTAAATCTGAATCAGGACATTGGTATACCCAAGAGGGTGAACCTATGTATACAATTATAGGTGTGAACGGTAAAGAAAGAAATACAAACTTAAGAGATGCAAGAAACTTAGGATTAGTACCTTCTGTTACTACTATAATAGGCATGATAGCTAAACCTTCTTTAGAGAACTGGAAGATAGATCAGGCTTTAAAATCTGCTATTACTTTAAAACAATTAGAGAATGAAACCTTTAATGCTTTTCTTTATAGATGTAAGAACGATGCTAAGAGTATTGGTTTAAACGCAGCAAAAGAAGGAACAAAGATACACGCTATGATTGAGACAGGATTCTTAGGAGGATCTAAATCTAAACCTTATAAGATAATTAAAGAATGGTTAGATGAAAATTATCCTGATGAAGAATGGATAGCAGAAGGATCTTTCTGTGCTAAAGAAGGATACGGAGGTAAGATAGATCTTTATTCTAAATCAGGAATCTTTATAGACTTTAAAACTAAAAGCAATATCGAAGATAAAGATCCTGCTAAATTAGTATTTGATGATCATGGTATGCAACTCTCAGCTTATGCACAAGGATGTGAAGCTAAAGATCCTGAAAGAATATCTATATTTATTGATAGAGAAAATATAGAAACAATTAAATTTTTTATATGGGATAAAGAATCTCATTCTAAACATGCTGCTATGTTTAACAGTATACTTTCATACTGGCAACTTGTTAAGAATCACGATTCAAGTATTAAGTAATGGCTAGAAGAAAACCAAGAAAAGCTAGACCAAAAGAAAAAGGAGTACCTAAAGGGTACGATAGTAAGTGGGAACATAGTCTACATAAAGGTATATTAAAGAATTGGGATCATCATTCTGATTACATCGAATACATTATTAAAAGAAAGTACGAACCAGACTTTGTTAAAGATAAAATAATTATAGAAGCAAAAGGTAGATTCTGGGATCACGCAGAATACAGTAAGTACATCTGGATTAGAGAGTCTTTACCTGATACAATGGAACTTGTCTTCCTTTTTCAGAAACCATTTTCTCCTATGCCAGGGGCTACTAAAAGAAAAGATGGTACTAAAAGAACACACGCTGAATGGGCAGAAGCAAATAATTTTAAGTGGTACTCAGAAGAAACTTTACCAGAAGGGTTTAAATAAATGGAATATAAATTCAACGAAGAAAATACAATAGAACAAATAAAAAGATATGTAGATAAAACATATGAGAAACATTATGCTAGTGGAAAATATCAAGCAACAGATATGATTATTGACGCAGGACACGGTGATGGTTTTTGTATGGGTAATATTATAAAGTATGCTATGCGCTATGGTAAGAAACCTGATCCTGTTACTGGAGA